CAGAATCCTCATGCTGCTGTCCACGTCGTCACGGTATCGGAAGCGTATCCGCACTTGGTTGCGCGCCACCGCAAGACCGGACGTTACACTCTCCGCCTTGCTCGGCAGCGCATCCTGTACCTCGGCCCAGAAGCGCACGGCTACGGTCGGGCTACCAGGCTCCGCGACGAGGGGCACCCACGCGATCAGTTCCGTGCCGTAGACCGGATCGAGCGTTACCTGCTTGCGCTCGATGGTGATCTGCCTGTCGTGGCGCCCGGCCCTCATGCGGTCATCCTCTCCGGACGCGAGTATTCGCCAGTCGAATTGTGATGCAGCATGGAGGATAGTTCGTCGCGCCACTCCTGCGCGAACTCGCAGTGCCGGTACTTGGCGAAGCATGGCGTGCCGAGCGTGAAGTGCGCGATCTTCGCCTCCGGGTTCGGTTCATACTCTCCGACCAAGTGATTCCACGCCGGATCGAGGGCGCCGATCTGCGCGCTGTGCAGCCACTTGAACTGGTGCAGGTCTAGCCCGCTCGCCATGTTCACGTAGTCCGGCGTCAGCGCGCGGCACTTGTCGTTGTCGAACACCATCACGCTCGACCAGTTCTTGCGCTTGTACGCCGTCTGCGGCTTGTCGAGAAACTTAGTCGCGTGCTTCGGCGTGTAGTCATGTTGCACCACCGACACCGCCTTGTCCGGCGCGACGCGGAACAGGTCAGCGATATCTGCGCGGCAGAGCATGTCGCAATCGAGGAACACAGACATGCCCTCGTAATTGCAGAGGTACGGCGGTAGGAACCGCGAGAACGAAAACTCGGTCGACTGCATCGCCTCCCGCTGGCGCGTCAGCGGCAACTGGCGGAGCACCAGCGGGATGATCTGCACCGGAACGCTCGACCGCCGAACGATCGAATGCGCGAGCGTCCAGAGCGCCACCGTTTCGTCCGGCTCGTGTCCGATGAAGATTCTCACGCTACCATCCCATGATCCAGTCGCCGGCCATGACCGCGATCGACTTCATGCCCCACGATTCGAGCAGTTTGCGCGCGGCGTCCTCCTCGTGCCCGTAGGCCGACTCGTTCTTTTTCTGCTCGACGATCATGATCGGCTTCGCGCGGCAGATCAGTTCCTTGCCGCCGGCGACCACCTGGCGCTCGAAGCCTTCCACGTCGATTTTGATAAAGCCCACGTCGTCGAGCCCGGATAGGCTGTCCAGCGTCTTGACCTCGACCCCGTGGACCACGCGCTGCGCGTCCGGGTGCGGGACGTGCCGCGTGCCCGGGTGCCGCTTGCCGATCGCGACGTGCGCGTTGCCGGTAGTCTCCAGCGGTATCTCGATGTCGACCACCGCAGGAACGTCGCCGAGCGCGTGGCGCCGCAGGTCGCACTTCGCCATGTCCACGTTCAGGAGGAACAGCGCCGCGTGCTCCGGCACCGGCTCGAAGGCGACGACGCGCTCGAACTCCTTGACCAGCCACATCGACCAGAGGCCGACGTGCCCGCCCACGTCGATCGCCAGTTTGCGGTTCGCGACGTGAGCGAGCGCGGCCTCGAGCTTCGCGTACTGGTACGTCGCCAGGCCGTCGACGTAGCGCGTTTTCTTGCCGTTGCGCAGCATCATGTCCGCGAGGTGTAGCTCCGTTTTCGGGAGCCAGACCCCGCCGACCAGTTGCCCGATTTCCTCAGCGCCCAAGGATAGTCTCCAGTTCGTCGAGCACCTGCTCCGGCGCGATCTTCGCCATCTCGGCCTCGCAATGCCTGCATATTACGCGCATCCCGCAGGCGCCGCCCAAGCTGACCCCAAGGTTCCGGTGCAGCGGGTAGCCGGTCAACTCGACCGGCGTGAAGCCTCCGAACAGGACCACGCCCGGGACGCCCAGCGCCGCCGCAGCGTGGTGCATCCCGCCCTCGTGCCCGACGTAGGCGCGCGCGTGCGCCAGGACGGCGCAGGCTAGGCGGAACGTCTGCGTCCCGACGAACTCCACGCCGGGCAGGACGCGGTTCGGCGCCGCCCCGAGTTGGGTCAGTTTGAGCCCGGCCACCTGCGCCAACTGGACGAACCGCAGCCAGCGGGCGCTCGGCCACTGCTTGTTCGGGCTGGCCCCCGGGCCGATCGTCGGCTCGATGATGACGCGATCCCTGAACCGCTCGCCGAACTCACGCTCGGCGTCCGTCAGGTAGAGCTCGCCCACGTACGGGCGGAAGGCGAGGTTGTACGTCCACCGCTCCGCCGTCTTGCCGGTATGGTAGGGGCGCAGGTTGTTCGCGTCCCGGGCGATCAGTTCCTGGAAGTCGCCCGCCTCGTCCGGTCGCGCGATGCGCGGGTTGTTCTCCCAAACCGCGGCGCCCTTGGTCCACTTGGCGACGCCCTGGAACGTCGGGCGGCACTTGCGCGGGTCCGTCCGCTGCGCCACGCGCGCGGCCCCGGACAGCATCAGTTCGTCACCGAAGCCTATGATCGCCGCCAGTATTGAACCAGTTCGTCGCGCGGCCCCTGCGCCGTCCGCTCGAGGCGGAAGCCGAGCGCCGGCATCACGTCCCGCAGGTCGCACTGCGCGTATCCGTGCTTATGTCGCACGACGCCCGCGGACCCGCCAGCCAGCCGCACGACGACCAGCGAGCCGGCGAACTGCGCCCACTCGCGCACGGACTTCTCCGGGTCGCGCAGCTTGTGCAGGACGGCGAGCATCAGGACGATATCGGAATGACAGCACGCGATGTCATCGGCGTCCGGCGATTCGTTCAGGTCCGATACCACGAACCGCGCGCGATGCGGATCAAGCCCGAGCGCCGCGGCGCGCTCGACGTATGGCTCGTGATGGTCCACGCCGTACACCCGCGTCGCGCCCCGCGCCAGGAACTCGCGGGCGATTAGCCCTTCGGCGCAGCCGAGGTCGAGCACCGTCTTTCCATGCGCCTCGGCGAGCGCCGGTTCGAGGCCGATCAACTGGTCTGCGAGCGCAACCGTTCCATCGAACCAGCCGTCAGCCATTAAGCGCCTTCCATGCCGTGCCGTTCCGAATCTCCGGCACCGACCACTGGTTATCGGCGAGCACCCCTGCCCAGCGTTCGCGGTCCTCTGGCCTCCGTGGCGCCTCGATCTCCGACAGGTCCGCGCTCGCCATCGGACTGATCGCGCACTGCGCCAGGACGAACGCCGGAACGCCCGCGAGTACCGCCTCGAGCGCGACCATGCTCGAATGCGTCACCACCGCCCAGCATGTGCGCAGGTCATCGGCGAGCGTCGCAGAGTCCACGCTGCCCCACTTCGGCTTGTAGCGCGTGGCGATCGGCCGCTTCGTGTATTGGCGCAACTCCGCTGCGATCCGCTCCGCGTAATGCGCGGCGTTTATGCCGCAGTTCAGTTGATGCCACAGATCGGACTGGCACGCGATGACGATGTGCTTTCCTTCGGTGCGCCACGGCTCGATGCGCAGGCCGAGCGCGCGGAAGCGCGCGCCGTTCGATTCGCCCAGGCCGCTATGCTGCGGCGCGTTGCGCGTGATGCGGTAGTAGTCGCCGCCGTGCCACTTCGATTTCATATAGCCGTTGTCGACGTACCAGTATGGATTGCCGGTGCGCAGGATGTCGGCCCATAGCGCCGTCGTCTGCGGCGCCATGCCGTAGAGCACGGCGTCGCGGCCGTGGATCAGATCGAGCGTCGTCGTGCATTCCGCACCGCTCCCCTGCGCGAACGCCGAGAGGATCGCCACGTTGTTCGACTTCGCCGGATTCAGATAGCAGAGCGGTGTCATGCGAGTAGCCTCCTGAACGGTTCGCCGGACGCGATCTCGGCGAGTGACCACTGCGCCCACGCCATGCGCTGCAGCGCGGCCTCGCGGGAGATCGGCGTGACCCCAAGCGGGTTCCTTTCCACCACCTCTAGCGCGTCATCCGCCGCGCCCTCGCATATCCAGTGCGGCGCCTGATAGATGACCGGGATGCCCGCAACGAGCGCCTGCACGCCAGCGCCGCTACTCCAGATCACGCACGCCCACGCGCCGCGCAGATCATCGGCAAGCGGAACGGCGGGCGCATTGTTCCCCGGATGCGTCCGTACGCGCACCTGCCGCTTCGTCATCGTGCGCAGCTTTGCGGCGGTAAGCTCGTGCCAGTTCGGCGGCGAGGCCATCGTCGGCGATCCGATCCCGCGCTGGCCGCAGACGAGGATATGCCCGCCGTCCGCGCGCCAGGGCGCGAGCTCGATGCCGAGCGCCGCCCACCGCTCCGGGCCGCCGACGTACCACTGCCCGCTGCCGTTGTGCCCGCCGCGCGCGAGCGCGAAGTATTGATGCCCGTCCGCGTCCTTGCCGCAGTAGCCGTTCTCCGCCACGATCACAGTGCCGCCCGCCGCCTCGAACGCCGTCGCCTGATTGTGATACGCGCCATAGCGATTCCAGATCAGGAGTGCGTTCCCAGGAGCGCCCTGCGGCGCGTCGCCGCGCACGTCATAGCCAGCAGCGCGCAGCCCTTCGGTGAACGTGCCGTGACGGTAGTGGATGTCGGAGCGCGTCAGGTTCCAGGCGCGCTTTGCTAGAATGTCCGAAGTCATCGCGGCTCCTCAAAGCCAGGTGATTAGGCGCCGGTCGGGGTTTACGCCCCGGCCGGTTCCGACACTATAGCGCATATTGCGAGCGCATCGGTAAGCGGCATCCGCTCGAAACCGACCGCGCTTCCGGGCGAGCAGTTGATTACGCGCACGCCGGCGGCCCTCAAGTCGTGTTCCGCTGCCGAGAATGACCGTCGATATTCAACGTATGCCTGCGCCGGCGTGTGCTCGTTCGCGTGCCCACCAGACCAGTGCGTGCGGCCGTCCGCCGCCGGCTGCCCGTCGATGCCGAGCAGGATCACCGTGCTCGCCCCCGCCAGCACCGCCAGGCCGAGCGCCTGAAAGCCGCCATTGCTTCCGGTCACGAGCGCCTGCGGATCGAGCGATAGCCCGGTCGCGTGGATGCCGCGGCCGTTCGGATCGGTGCGCGCGTTGCGCAGGATGTGAACGAACTCGTCGCCGATGTTCCCGACTTGGCTCTGTATCGAACACTTCTGGCCCTTGAAGTCGGCGAAGCGCGCGCGGACCTCGGCGGCGGATAGCCCGAGCAGCGGCTTCGGCGTCCCGGCGGTATGCGCGTTGAACCAGCTCGCGTCGGCGAAGTAGTTCACGTCCGCCCACGGCGCCCACAGGTAGGCGTCGTTCACGGCGATACAGCGGACGCCAGCGGCGCGCACTTGTTCCACGTGGATCATCGTTAGCGACGGCCCGCCGCCAATGACGACGGCCGCCTGCCCCTTCCACCCGGGCGCCACTTCGCTGTACCGCGAGCCCTCGATGCGGTGCAGGATCACGAGATTTGCAGGTCTGCGCGTTCCGGCTTGATGATGTTCGCCGCGGCCTCGAGCAGGAGCGGCATCAGCTTCTCGTCGCGGTCATAGATCGCCTCGGCGTAGAGTTTCATGGCGAGCTTGAAACGCTCCGGCACCAGCGCGACGTTCGGCGTCGGGTCCGGGCTGCCGACGCCGGGCGCGAAGCCGGCGGAGAATACGAACCGCAGAGTATCGGCGCCTACCGAACCGAGCACGCGCGGCCACTTCGATTCGCGCTCCATCACGGTGTAATCCGTCACGTCGAGCTCCGTCTCGACGCCCAGCGAATCGACCGAGGCGACGGATACCAGCGCGATGACCGGAGACTTGCGAAGCGGGATTCCGGCCACGGTCGGCGAGAACACGCCGGCGTAGATTCCCGTCACGGTATTCGAGTCCGTGTAGCCGAACGGGATCACGCCGTTGCCGACCGTCAGGCGCCACCGCTGCTCGATCAGCGCGCGGCCAGTGTAGTCCTCGACCCATTCGCGCGCGGCCTGGGTCAGCGCCTCGATCGCGTCGTCCTCCGCCGTCACGCCATCGTAGGCGCGTAGGTGCAGGCGCATTTCGGCGAGCGTGATCGGCTCGATTGTCGGCTGCGTGACGCGCTCCAGGACGAAGTTCATTTCAGTCGCACCAGTTCCTTGATCGGCGGCGTCGGCGCGGAGCCGTCCTTGCCATCGCGTCCGTGCTTCACGGCTAGACGCCAGCCGCTATCGGGATCGCCCGGCTTCCCGGTCGGCTTTCGCTGCGCGATGAAAATCGACCCGCCCCACGTCACCACGTCGCCGCGTTCGTATTCGCCCTCGCGCCAGACCTCGCGGTAGATCATCATGGGCACGGAAAACTTCGATTGCACTTTCGTTCCGCTGGTCAGCATAGAGGCGACTTCGATCTCGCGCGGATCATCTCCCTGCGTCACCACTACCGCAGCGAGCCCCTCGACCATGACGACCCATCCGGCTTTCGTCAGGCCGTCCGTTACCGGATCGGTTGCGCGCTCGGCGCGGATCAGGCCCCCGGCGTGGCTCGCCCAAGTCCCGCGGCGGTAGGACTTCGATTCGTCGATGCTCGGCAGAATCTCTAGCGCCGCGGCGTCGCGCCCCGGTTCCCCGGCATCCCCACGGGCGCCTGGTTCGCCCTTCAGCGATACGCCAGGTTCACCACGCGCGCCAGGAGCTCCGTCCTTGCCTGGTGCCCCGTCCTTGCCGTCCTGCGGCTTTGGTAGCGCGTCAACGGCCTCGCGCACCAGCGCGCGCAGCGCGAGGGGATCGACGCTCTGACCGTCATTGCCAGCGTCTCCCTTCTCGCCCTTGATCGACTCCCCGGCCGGACCCGGTTCCCCGCGTTCTCCGGCAGGTATCGCCTTAATACGCGCCTCCAGTTCCTCGATTCTCCCGATCAGCGCCGACTCGGAGCGCGCGATCGCCCCGCGCGTCGCCTCGATCATCTTGCTCGCCAGCGCGGAAATGTCAGGTTTGTCCATGTCGTTCCTTTACGCCGAGGTCAGAAGCAGTGCCAGGGCGTTCTGTCCGGTGCGGGTGACGTGCGCCATGCCGCGTATCTTAGCCCCTTGCCCGACTAGGTGCCCACGGGTACCGTGATGGATCGGTCTACGCGCCTGCCGCGGCTTGTCGAACCCGGCCTGCGAGGTATCCGCCGGGCGCCCCGCGGCGCCTGTAATCGACGCCCCTGGGCCGATCATGGCGCCGCTCGTGGCGTGCGCTACCGGCTCGCCGATGCGCGCCGCAGCGCCGTCCACCGTGCTGCCTTGGCCTGCCAGGACGCCGTCCGTGGCGTGGGCGCGCGTACGGGCGGCTGCGCCATCGAGTGCTGCGGCCTGCCCAGCGAGTACCCCATCCGTGGCATGAACGCGCGTGCGGGCG